GTAACAGATTCGACCGCGCTCGTCGGTGACTACTGCCGCATCGCCAAGCCGATCAGCTACGACAGCAAGACCGACACCGCTGAGACGGTGAAGGAGATAGAGGCGCACAACAGCAAGTGGGCTTGTGTGTGCGATGGGGATTGCCCAAAATAGTCACTCCCCGAGATATGCCAACAGCCGCTTGACCGCCTTGATGTCCTCTGCGTAGGTCTCCGCATCGTCCGGGTGGACGTAAGGCTGTGTGGAAATCTGGTCTAAAATAGACAGCGTGTCCTTGAGCCACGCGCGGGCGATACCGTCCAGCGCCTCCGCTCCGATTTCAATCATCATTGACCATCTCCTTGTGCGCGCCGGCTGCGATGGCCCGAAGCGCCGGGTTTGCGTATGGCTCACTGGCCTTGATGAGTTCGCGCTGGTGCTGATAGTCACCCATCTCATCCGGGCCGACTGCCAGCCAATGCCAGCCCCGCACGATGCCAGCCAAAGCATCCCTTTCTGCCGTCAGTGCGGCAATTAGATCAACAGCTTCCGCGCACGTCGCAACGTCAATAAACCGAACAAATTTACCCTTATCGCGTTCCATGATTTTGCTGTGTCCTAGCAATCGTTCCACAACATCGGGGGCGTTCATGGCCGTTCTCCACGCGCAAGGGCCTGCATGCTGGCAATGCCGCGCTTTTTACCGTTAGCCCGCGCCTTTTCATAAACGCCGGGGCGATTTTCGCGCAGCGTCTCCTCAAGCCACGCGCGGGCGATGGCGTCTAGTGTCTCTGCGTCGATTTCAATCATCATGCCTATTTCCCCCTTAAGATACCAACCAACTACCAACAAAACACATCACCGCAAACCCGATAATGAATGCTTCAACCAGCGGACCTGGTTCCCAATCATCACCCATTAGATCACCATCAGGACGGCCAGCGCCGCAAAGAAGGCCACGGCCACTTTCCATTCGCCAGATGCGATACCGGCCTTGAGTGCATCAAACATTGCATTCCTCCTCAACGGCAGAAGCGCCGCTGTTCCGAGTGCTGCCATCTTTTTTTGCGTATCGCAAGCATAAAAAAGGCTTGCATCATCTTTTTATGCCGATCATAGGTGGCCTGCACAAAAGGAGGTGCCAATGATTTACCCATTAGAAGATAGAAACTGGCTCATTTACGCAATGGATGAGCGCGAATGGTTGATTACCGAACTGGCCCAGGCTGCCGGCGTTAGCACGCGGGCGATCACCAACATGCGTGCTGGCAAGTTGCCGTCGCTGCGCATCCTTGAGAAGGTGATGGGGCAGTTGGACATGGAACTGATGATTTTTGAACGGGGTGTAGACAAATGAATGAACCTAATCCTTGGCAGATGCACGAAGATGAGCATCTCTCCGTTGCGTTTCGCGGCGGTATCGGCACCCATCAAATCGCGCGTGATCTTAAGCGCGGCGTTAATAGCGTTCGCAGGCGCATTGCGATCCTTGGCTTGCGACGGGAGAGCGGCATAGCATCGGCGTTCTACGGATGGTCGCAGCATGGCTATCAATGCTCCGCAGCCGCCAGCAAGGCGCTTGAAACCCGCTATATTGCCGTGGCTGCTAAACGCGGCTGGCATGTTCACGATTATGCGAGGACTGCGTGATGCCTTACTGGACAGACGCCGAGGCCGATCAGCTACTAGCATGGATGGCCACCGGCATGACGATTGAGCAAGTGGCGGAACGCGTCGGGCGCAGCGTAAATAGCATAAAGCACAAGTGGCGGCGGCTGAAACCGGACACACGACACAGCCGGTGGACTGCCGACATGGACGCCATGCTCATTAAATTATGGCCGCAGAAAGTCGGCATAACTTACATTGAATGGAAAATCGGAATATCAACCACCGGCTGTAGACGCCGCGCCAAGCGCCTTGGCCTTGGCGAACGCGATTAACTCCTCCATCGCAGCGGCGGCACCGTAACAAACGAATACGGTGTCGCCAACGCTGCGGAGGTATGTGTGCCAATCCTTTTGCTTATCTGACACAACACCGCCCACCGCTTTCATCTCGACCCACACCCGCCAGCCGGGAATGTAGAGGTCGGGAACACCAGCCGATACGCCTTCAGCCTTCAATCGCGCGCCAGTTGTCTTGGCGCGTTGTTCGCCGTTGGGGATGGCAAAGATGCGTGCTGGCCGGAACGTTTTACGGAACCAACTTACAAACTCCCGTTGCTCTACATGTTCAGAACGGGACTTCACCGTCGCGGATGCGATACGAGTCGTAAGTCTTCCAATCCGTGCAGGCATTAGGCGTCTCCTGGAAAGCCGCTGGCGGCGTTGCGTTGTGCAATTGGCAGCGCGATTGCGCCCGGTAGAAGTGGTCACAATCCCAGCACAGCTTAGGACGTGACTGCTCCCATGTAATCATTGTGTTTGGCTTTGCGGCATCCATCACCATTCCCTCCCTAAAATCTGATGGTATTTCCCATCTTTCTTATACCGTAACATTTTTGGCGGCTTCGCAGCGTTCATCACGGCGGCGGTGCCGTCAAGCGTAATCCCTTGCTTTAACTGTGCGCCGGCATTGCTGGCGATGATGCCCAGCGTAGCCACCGCCTTTTGCCCGGCGTATCCCTCATGCGCCACCGTCAAGTACTCCTTTATATGCGGATCAGACAGCGCGCCATAATAAGTGACGGTCAACATATTCTTACCGCTGGTTGTGCTAATTTCTTTCCGCCAGCGCCAGGATTTAACGACCAACTCCTGCGGCTCGATCCCCATGATGTCGTCATTGCGCAGCGTAAACTTACGCTCCCGCTCTGGAAACGCCGTGCCGCAAGCGGGGCAGACCTTAGCCGTAGGGTGGCAGAGTTCTCCGCATTCATCGCACACCTTAACCGGAGCATCCCCACCGCCCTTACCGGCCTTGCGTGGCGGCTGCACAGCGGTGATCGGGCCATGCGTCTGCACCACCCCGGCAAAGTCTAAGACGAGGCAATTCTCCTTGCCATCTGCCGGGCGCATCCCTCGGCCAGCCATCTGGACGTAAAGCGCTGCGCTCATGGTTGGTCGCAACATGGCGATCAGGTCAATGCCAGGGAAGTCGAAGCCGGTGGTGAGGACATTGCAGTTGGTCAAGGCGCGTATCTCGCCTGCCTTGAACGCAGCCAGTAGGCGTTCGCGTTCTTTCTTCGGCGTTTCGCCGCTTACGCAAGCGGAGGTGATCCCCATGTCATCGAGCGCGTCGGCAATATGCTGCGCATGTGCGACACCAGTGCAGAAGAGGAGCCAGTGCTTACGATCCGCGCCAATGGCGGCAATCTCGTTGACGACGGCGATGTTGTTATCATCGGTGTCAACCGCTGCCTGCAACTCGCTCTCAATGTATTCCCCGCCGCGTTTGTGAACGGCGGTTAGGTCAAATCGCGTTTTCGTTACCTTGCTGCGAAGCGTGGCCAAGAAGCCCTTGTGGATCAGTTCCTCAATCGTCACCGGCTCTAGCAGCGCATCGAACAGCGCGGGCTTGTCGGTGATGTAGCCATGACCTAGCCTGTAGGGCGTGGCTGTGAGGCCGATCACGCGCATGGCGGGGTTGATGCCCAACAAGTCGTTCAGCAGGCTGCGATAGCCGCCCTCGTCCTTATGAGACACAAGGTGGCATTCGTCGATGATGCAAAGGTCGATGTGGCCAAGCTGGTGCGCACGATTGCGCACCGATTGGATGCCGGCGAACGTGATCGGTTCGCCAAGCTGTATCTTACCAATGCTGGCGCTGTAGATGCCCATCGGTGCGCCGCGCCAGTGTTCGCGCATTTTGGAGGCGTTCTGTTCCAGAATCTCCTTCACGTGCGACAACATTAGCAGGCGCGTCTCTGGCCAGTTTTGCAGCGCCTCCTTGCACAGCGTGGCAACGATGTGGCTCTTGCCCGACCCGGTGGGCAGGACAAGGCACGGATTACCATCGTTGTTGCGGAACCAGTCGTAAAGCTGGTCAACGGATCGGCGTTGATACTCACGAAGCATTGAACGCCTCGGCAAGCGCTTGCACCGTCTCATCAAGCAACTGGCGTGACTTCAGCCCATTAACACCGTTGCGCAGCCGGCTCTGGCCGATCAGCCAAGTGACCGACAAGCCATCATCGCTGCCTTCCATCTTCCACGGCACTAGATCGAGGTGGAACACGTGATCGTCGCAGCCATTGTATTGGGCATCGGTTGGAACCGTCGTGTCCCACCTAGCGCAATGCCACGTGCTATCCTCTTTTGGCGTAGCGTGCGCGCATGTGCGGCAGTTGACCTCTTTCGTCGGTGCCGCCTTGTGGCACATCGCGTGCGCCGGGCAGAAGCGGCATTGATACCATGTCGGATCGGTGCTGATCGGCGGCGGCATACG